TTATGTTAATGGTTTTGGTTATTGCCATCTTTTACGTTGTTTCATACCCTCTTTTATTGACATTGGGCGTTTATATTTACCTTTAGCGATGTCTATATATTCACCGCTTACATCATATTTTAAACCTTCTAATATTGCTTTTAACATCTGTCTAATTCAGTTAATAGATTGAAACTTTCACATTCATTTTCGTAATAAGTCGCCCTATCCTCTAATTCGTTTAAGTAATAAAACAAATCATAGCCTTCTGTGGCTTCTTTAACAATTCGAGAACCAAGCGTATAACCTGAATCATATAATGCCTGAACACCTACCGTATGACTTGATTCAAAATCTAAATCTGTAAATTCGTAAAATGGTACATCTTGTAATGTTTGAGCAACCTTAACACCATCTGAATAAACAAAATAAGCGGTAACATCATCCATATAATTCCATCGCATTGTTCTATCACAAGGCGTAGGTAGTTCTGTGATGTCTGGCGCTGATATACTTGGGTCGATTATAATATCAGGTACTTCTGCTGGATTAGCCGAAGGTGGTAAATCGTTGTATAAAACTAAAGTACTTTCTTGTGTTAGTAAATTAGTATTTACCGATTCTATTTTGAATGTGTTTTGATTTACTCTAAATCTATCGTTTAGTTTATAAGACAATAAAAGACCTAAAGGTAAATAAGCCTTGTAAGTTATCTTTCTTGCGTTTTGTGCAAACACCGAAGTAATAGAATCAAAGTAATATCTATTATAAAGACTTTGTTGTTCTAAAACTAATGGAAAGTCAAATTCATTGTATTGCGCACCCCAATGTATTGATTTACCATCTATATCAATATTAGTTGGCGCGTTAAATTGTGTTAAAAGTGATGTACCACCATCACCATCATTCCACCTTAAATTAGGTGTAGGTGTAGACCTTAAAACAATACAATGAATCAAAGGAAGTCCGACAATAGGTTCTAAATCTTGATTAATCATTACACCATATTGTATAGTACTTGGTGTCCCCCCTGAAGATAAAATTCTTTCAAAGTACATATGCTCAAAATCCAGACCTACACTATAAGCCTGACCATCCATATCATTAGTACCAGCATTCCAATTTAAATCACCGAATTTATCATTAGGATATACTTGGTCATATGCAGTAATGGCTGCGCTTTTTCTTCCCTTGTATGTAAAGTTAATTTGTTTGTAAGGAATAAGCCTATCGACTTGTGTTGATGAAACATCAATGTGTTTTGTTATGTCGTGTGTTTCACCAGTTGTATAATAATCCTGAAGCGGAAGTACATCTACTTCTTCATCGCCATTAAGTGATTTATTTATAGACGCAGTAAGTTGGTGCATCTTAAACAAGTTAATCACAAAGTCATAAACCTTCATATTAGGCATTTGACTTGGCACATCTAAATAAGTTGTTACCGCAGTAGCAGATACGCTATAAACAGAAGGCGCACCATCATCTATCCAAGAAGTGCCACTTTTTTGTTTTTTTTGTAATATAATTGATTGCGTAGGACTATGGGCAGCAGTACTTGTTATTGTAAAGTCTAATGTATATCCTCTAAAACCACCGCCAGAAGATTCCATTAAACCTACTTCTTGAGAAATAGTAAATGTTGTGTTTCCGTTACCGCTGGAATCATAAAAAACGCCATCCCTAATAGACACATCATAATCTACTGGAGTAGTGTTTACTGTATAATCTTCTAAAACATATGCTACTTCATCATTGCCAGTTGGAAATGGAATCCCAGTTGGTTCTGAATAAGTAACTAATTTACCATAATAAGGTGATGTTGGGTCGGTTTCTCTATATTCAGTACCGCTTGTTAAAGTCCAAACACTAAAATCTGAAAAGTAAGTACGCAATGAATTTTCTTCAGCAGCTTGTGTCATTACTCCAGCTTGTTTGTGAAGCCACATATACAAGTTTTTGAAGTAAGCAGTATTGAAAAAGTCTTGTGTAAATGTGATGTTATACTTTTCTTGTATTGCCTTAATAATACACTTTAGCCTTAACGATGGTTTTAAGTCTGTTAAACTTACATATCTATTAATATCACCAGTTAATAAACTTAAATCAGCTATGTTCGTTCCATCATAGCCAAATACCCTTGAATGGGAAATAAAACTATATTTAATATCCCCTACTCTTGGTGTGCCTCTAAATAGTTGTTGGGTATTATTAAAGCTTCTTTTTACGGTTAGGTTGTCGTAAGTGTGGTTATAAGTATTTAGTCCTTCAGTACCACCAGTAAGCATTGACAAGGTATCTTCACCGAATAAATCTTTTAAGGCTACCGCACTACCAAAGAAAGTAACTTGATATGATTCAGGGGAATTGTCTTTTAACTTAACACCGCTTAATCTTAACTTACCATCTTTGTATCTGATTCCGTTTACATTTATAAACGCATCAGTTTTGTATCGTGCATCAAAAGAATTACCTACTATGTTATAGTTATAGTAATGTTTAAAGATTCGATTGTTTGTAGGCGAAGCTGGTAGTGTAAATTGTCTTGAGTACGCAGTATAGATTTTAGATATATCTTTGACATTAGCAATACTATCCGAAATAGTAATGCTTTCGTCTTTAAACATATCTACTTGTTCGCCATTTACAAAAAGTTGTACTATCTGCATCTATCGAATGTTTTGAACCACATCATTGGCAAATTCAATATCCAAAGTGTAGTTAATCAGTTTATCGTTTCGACTTGTCTTGTAACTAATAGAACTTGAAGAAATATTACAAGGCAATTCTTGGCTATCGTAATAAATCCATACATTCTCGCTTAATAGAAGTTCTTTAAAGACATCATTATTATTCTCTGGATAGAAACCACTATTTAAAGTTAAAGATTCGTTAGCGTTCTTTGAAACGATTGATTTCTGTGCTACTGTTAGATTATAATCACCATTTGTTACAATATTCTTTTTATAATAAGTTACATTAGTGTTCATACTCTTTACCGACTTCTTGAAAAATGTTTGGCTTTGTAATGCACCATATTTATTTACAAATGTTAGTCTATAAGGTGTATCTAAACATTCTTCTATATTCTCTACGGTATAATAATAGTTTTGTCCGCCACTAACTACCCTAACTTCATCTACATTTGCAGTTCCCCCAGTATTTGAAAAATATTGTACTTGGTCATAACTATTATAGGTTCTTGTAACTATTTCTTCATTTTGTAGAACATTATCTTTAAAGAATCTAACCTGCGCACCTTGATAAAAATTATCTACTGGAAATCTTAATAAATGGTCTTTACTTTTTACTATATGTGTATTTGATAATAAAGCTATTTTATCTAATTGCGGATTAACATCTTCTTCAAAATATCCATACCCATTAAATGCTCTTAACTGGACTAAAGGTTGTGTGGTAGAAGTATTAGTAAAATATCGAGTAACAATATAATCCACCCAAACATTATTTTTAATAGCAGTATTATTTGCAAAGTTTAAGGTCATTTCAATATAATCCTTAACCAAGTCTGCTATCTCAAAATCTACTCTTGAATTTACCGCGTTAGAACTTAAAGTATAATTAGGACTTGCTGGTCTATCCGTAGTTTGTACACCGCTATAAACATATATATCGATAGAAGCCGACACCATTCCAGTTTGAGTAGTGGATACATAATAAGGACTTCTTACATTAATCTTTGCCATTATTGGTAGTTTTTTAGTTGTTGTTTAATTACAAAATCAAGAAATGCTTGTGTATCTAAAGCATAAGCTTTTTCCAATTCTTTTGGTAATGTTTTAGCGTACTTTAAAAATGGTTTTGTAAAAAATAAACTTGGTTTAATTCCGTTATAAAATATACTTCTCGCTATTAGGAACTGTAAACTTTTTCTGCTTATAAACCTTCCTTTTTCATCTCTCGGTGCTATTCCTTTTCTAACTATCCATTTATCTAACTTTCTTGGCGGTGGCATTTTGTTTCTAAAAGAATAAGGCGTATCATATTTTCTTCTTTTACCACTTACCCCCTTGTCCTGAAAGAAACCATAATTTTCCATTTCAATTTCAAACTGCAAACTTCTTTCAGTTATTCTTACTTCACCGCCTTTTATGCTATTCTCTAAATTACCGCCACCTTTATTTAATTTGCGTAAGTTTTGTTTAGATTCAAGTATTACCTTATCCCTAAACTTCTCTAAAGCCTTTTTAAAGTTGTCTAATTGCATATGTCGATGTTATTCATAGTAACCACAGTAAATGTACTTACCCATCCAGCCAATTCATTTTCAAACCTATCGTAAAACGCTTCAAGACTTGCGCTACCTTCTAAATGATAACCATCTTGGTGTGGTAATCCTTTTCTTAATTTTTGTTGTAATCTGTTTAAGACCGAAAGTTGGGTATTTAATACATCTTGCCGATTATCGTTCCCAACAAAGATATCAGTCGTTGCGTCTTTACTTGTATCCACCAAGTCCATAGCCATAACTGAAATATTATACGATAAAGTTTGTCCATTGTCCGTTACATTGTTTATCATTATGTGTGATAAAGGAAAGATAGTTTGTTTGTTTAAGTCTACT